GTCTTGACCCAGTTTGAACAATAGACCTCAAGCTGACTGTTTCCAGGTGGAATAGTCAAGAAACTTGAGCCATCCACAACATCTACAATCTTCTCAAGACCGTCCACTGTGACAGTGTCATTCTCGCTATTTAGCACAACATTTGAACCGATTGGATAGCGGTTCGGCACATCTCCTATTGCTGGGACAAAGTCCTTACGGTATAGCAGTTCATCTATGTACATGTGAGTAACCATAGGTTTATCATGATAGGCCCCAAGCATGACATGAATCTTGGCTGACTTTCTGCTTTTTATTTCAGGAATGATAAAGCTGTAAACAGAACCTTGATAATAGACATGAACCCTGTCATCGTTGCGCTTTATTTCAAATTGTCCTCTTGAGGATGTGAATGGGTTTAGTTTGCTATCTGATATACCTGTAAAATTCAAGCATTTAAGAAAGTAATAGCTATTCTTGCCATCAGATCCAAATACATTAAACTCACAGTCTTGTCCTTTTGTCCGTTTGAATGTTTCAATGCCGTACAAAAACTGACCATTTGTGTCTGATACTGTAATCTTGATAAAACCATATTGATTAGCTGCATTAGATACGAATATCTGTCTACCTGTGATGTAGTCATCAAGAGAGCCGACAGCTCCAGAACTATCTGTAGGTATGTCCCACGAAAGAGATGTAGCATAGTTCCCATATTTTCCAGATGTAGTTTGATCTCTGAGTCTAATGTGTTTCTTATCCCACAATGTCGTTAGCTCAGCCGTCCCTACCACGTTCTCGCTATTATCGTTAGTCACAGCCTTGTTTTTAGTGGCTCTTGCAAAACCGTCTGAGATCCTATCACCTCTAAAATCAATCAAGACCTCAGAACGTTTGACTATGCCTGTATCGGCTTCCTCGCGGTCTCCAACCTCAAAAGCTCCACTAGTATTGACGAGACCGATATAGCCATTCTCGGTGTTATTCTTAACCGTAACGACAGGAAAAGCCGGGACGTTGCCATCATTGACCAAATTAAAAACAACCTTGTCAAGTTGCTCTTGTCCGTTATCAAAGCGCCTATAAGTCGTGCCATGTGCAACACCATCAGGAACAAGAATCTCAAACTCGCCCTTTTGAAGCCATCTAGCTACGTTATCGACATCCACAGAGCCAATGACAAGTCCCATATAGTACTTGTCAGGCTCGTCTGAAATATCAATACGAACTGGCTTGTCGGTGTTTAGGATTGTAGCTAAGGTGTGCTTGGCCAATTCGGTATCCCTAGCCGTTTTTTTCTGAACGGTAAATTTAACTTTGATTTTTTTAGGTCCGGTTCTTACTTCTTGGACGTTTACGCCCAAAAAAGGGGCGTCATTTGTTGTGACGTCCCTTTCGTTTCCTACCGGACGAATTACTTCGTTGATTTTTATAACCTCAGAGAGGTCATGATTGTTATAGATAACTGTGTCCATTAAATAATCCCTCTCATCATGTTATTGATTATGAGTTGGTCGTTTTGGTAATCGGTCATCTTTTGGCCGATTTGACCAACAAGCGCTCCGCTTTCCATCATCAGACTGACTGGACGTTTTACTGCCCTTTCAGCGACTTCCAGAGCTTGTTCTACAAGATGGTTAGATTTTTCTTGTACGACCTTAACGCTCGTTTTAAGCTGACGATCAAGATCAGATTTGACCTGAAGTGTCTTCGTAAGGCTCGCTTGACCTACTCCAAGAATGTCTTCGGGGGCGAAGTTAAAGGCCTTTATTTGGTCGAATACATCGCCCATGGCATCATCTACCTTGTGAGCATCTGCCAGGATACCGACTGCCACCCCTTGAGAAATGAAACGTCCGACGTTGTCTCTAAAACGGCGTGATGGACTGTTAATCTTAGCCTTGGCCTGTGCGGCTCTTTCAGCTTGAGCGACAAGAGCATTAGCAGCAGCCGTGACAGATCCAAGCGCTGAGTACATACCTTGTGCTAAACCTTGACCGATCATGTCACCTATATAGCGCATAGTAGAGACGCCTCTCATTCCTGCAGACTGAATAGAGTTGACCATGGATGACATTGCTGATGTCGCCGAGCCGATTCCTGAACGGATACCATTTGTTATCCCTTCAGAAACCCCACGACCGGCCTGTTGGCCTGCTTGCGTCATCTGAATTGACGACTGCAAAATTACAGTCACAATCAATGCCATGTTTGACTGAACTGATGACACGGCCTGAGTCATTGCTGAAGCCATACCTGAAGCAAGCTGAGAAATAGCCGATGTAGCTGATGAAGCTGAAGCGTTAATCATCGTTAAAGTAGAAGACATCGCTGAAGCCCCACTTTGAGCCATCATCATAGCATTAGCTAGAGCCACCAAACCTGTCTGAAGCGCCATTACACCAGATACAGAACCAGACAAGCTTGCAAATGAAGCCATGACCGATGTAGCAAACGTGCTCATCGAAGTTCCAGCGCTTGTCAGTGTTTCTGGCAATGTGCTAAGGTTAGTGCTTAGTGATGATAAGGCTGTAGGCAGTGATTGCAAGGCTACACTTGCAAGTTGAGCTGATATAGCTATCAAACTCAACCCAGTCCCTGCTTGTTGCAACCCAGGACCGGCTGAAGCAATGCCAGAATTGGCAATAGCTGTCAATCCTGTTGCCACTGTTGCCAATGTTCCGGCTAAATCTAGCAACCCTAATTCAGTGAGCATCGCAATCCCTTCAGCCATGTATTTGACTCCAAGGCCTGCGTTTAAGGCAGCATTACCGATGCTGTCAAAGATTCCAGCTACACCGTCAAGGACATTACGGATAGCAGAGCCAAAGGACTCAACTACACTACCAGCACTTTTCAAGATAGAGCTCACTTGTTCTCCAAATGTTTTCAAGAGATTAGACAAGCTATCAATGATAGGACTAATCTGAGAGAACATGCTGCTAAATGACGAAACAATATCTGCAATTGAAGGAGCAATCGCAACCACCATTTCAGTTATGGCTGGAGCAAATGGAGCTATTGCTTCAACAATTTGAACGATAGCGTCAGCAATAATTTGAGCTACTGAAACGAACGCATTACTTATAATATCGACGATTGGAGTGATTGCTGTAGCTACAGTTGCAATTGCATCACCTAAAGCTGTAATGAATGGCGCAGCTGCTCCAATTGCTTCTCCAACCGCAACAACAAGAGGAGATAGCTGAGCTAGGGCGCTTGTTACTGTTGGTAAAACTCCTGCGACAGATACAATAGCCTGAGCAAATGCACCAATAATCGCAGTAGCAACCGTAGCGAATGCCTGACCAACAGCGTTAATGATCGTGGCTACCCCTTCACCTTGACTAGCAATGAGACTTAAGCCTGCCGCAATAATAGCCACTCCAGCGCCGATTCCGACTGCTGCAATACCAATCGCTCCGCCAAGAGCAAGGATGTTCCCAATACCAGCCGTTCTCAAAGCCAATCCAAATGCTCGGATGACCGGAGCCAATCCAGAAAGAGCAATTTTGATGCCTTCACCAATTCCTGTCGCAGCCGTTTTGATTGCTGTTCCTGTTGTTTTGATTAGAGTTGAGATTGATTTGAATATTTGAGCGATTGCGCTTTTCGAGCTCGTTGCACCTTTTACAACTTCGTCTGCCCCTTCCTTGGCGCCTTTAGCAAATAAGCCAAACGGATTAAAGCTCTTCAAGAAATTAAATGCCTTGAAAGCGACTAGAGCTCCTCCAATCCCTGCAATCAATCCTCTCCAGACATCTGCACTAATTGATTGAGTTAATTTTGAAATCCAGCTCACAATCATTGAAATAGCGTTCACGACGTGCCCAGAGGCTGCGCCTAAGATATCCCAAGGAATAGCATCGCCTAACTTAATAGCAAGATCTAAAGCTGCATCTGTCAAATCTTTAAATGCTTGATAGGCGTTCTTGATTGCTCCTGTTTCAGAGAAGGCTTCTAGTGCAAACTGAAAGGCCATAGCCATATTCTGGATGATGACGTTAACTGTTTGAATGACATTCCCAACACCTTGGATAACATTGCCAAACCCATTGGATTCGCTTGTCAATTCTTCAAAGAGCGACTGGATTGTCACAACAACATCCCGAAAAGTGTCCTTGATTACGTCAAAAACACCCTCGTCAACTCCGAGCGAAGCAAACAACGATTTGAATCCTTGTTCAATCCTTGGCCCAGCTTCTGCCAAAGCTGTATCGATAGCTTGAGGGAGTTGTCTCATAATATTTCCAACCATCGGCAAGAAGTTGCCTAAAAGGAATGTTGAGGTACTAGAGATAAGTGCCTTTAAAGACGGTCCAATATCTTCGCCAAGCGTCAAATTTGCCAAGAAGTTTGATGCCGAAGCCTTCATTGCTGCAAACGAACCACTGAATGTAGTTTGCGCTTCTTGTGCCGCAACCCCTGCGACTCCCAACTCTTGTTGAACTAGGTCAATAGCTTCTACGATATCCGCAAAGTTGTTGATATCAAACTTCTTGCCCATTGCTTTTTCGAGTTTGCTGGCATCTTTAAGAAGTCGTTGCATTTCTTCTTTGGTACCGCCATATCCAAGTTTCAAGTTATCTAGCATGGTATAGTTCTGCTTAGCGAAACCCTGGAACGTTTGTTGGATTGAACCAATATCTGTACCCATTTTAGCTGAGTTGTCAGCCATGGCCATGATAGCCTTGTCTGCCATTTGTGCAGCCTTCACAGCATCACCACCGAGCGCTTGCTTCAAGCTGGCACCGAAAGAAACAGCTTGCTCTGCGTATGTATTAGCAGAGATACCAGCTGAGGCTGCAGCGTTCGCATATTGCTTTACAGACTCAGCGGCAGTCGTATAGAGCGTATCAACGCCACCAAATGATTGTTGGAGCTTGGCGCCCTCATCTAGAGCTGTAGCAAATACACCCTTGATAGCACTGCCAAGGGATTGAATCCCAGAAATCAACGCACCGCTGACAATGTTAGCTCCTAAAACTGACTTAAAGACCGAACCTAGTTGCATACCGCTTTCTGTCAGTCCGCCAACCATGCCTTTTAACCGTGCAACTCCTGATTGAGCCTTATTGCCATCCATATCAACTTGAATGACCACTTTACCATCTGCCATTTATGCCTCCTTTCTACTCGTAATAGTCATATTCATCATCTTCTTCGTCGCAATCATCATCTGGAAGACGATACTCTTTTTGTAGTTCTCGCATCTTATCGATGTATTCCTGACTGTCGCCTTTTTGTGGTTCATAAGAGCGAATCTTCACGACTTCTACAAATTTGGTTCCTTCAGGCAAGCCAACAATTAGAGCATTGAATTTCTTCCAGTGTAGCTTCCCAATTTCTTCGATTAAGTCGATTCTGTAAGCTTGCATGAAAGAAGCAAAGATATAAGCTCCGTCATGCTTCACGTTGTAGAGTCTTTTTTGTGGTGTTTCTGACGTTGTCGAGGACTTTATGACATTGCCTGCCAAGTCATACTCAACATCGTCTTCTTTCTCGCCTGTCTGGATGTGCTCTTCAAAAATTGCCTGAACAACTTCCAAGGCCTCCTCAAAACTCAAAAAATCAAAAGAAACACCCGTCAGGATCCGCAACGCAAAAAATGGGCGCATTAACTTAGGAATATCATCGTCTTTCCATAATTCAAAAACTTTCAAGACTCTATCGAACGATAAGAGCAGAGGGAAAGTCTGTTCTTTGCCTTCAATTTCTAGAACAAGCTCATCAACTAGCTTTCTAGAAATATCTAACATAGCATCACCCTAGATATTTCTTGAATGCATCTTCTGAGTTGCGCTCTCGGTATTCTTTCTGAATCCCAAGAATGGTCTGCGTCAGATAGTTAAATGCGATGGTTGTATCTTCGTCTGCGAATTTATAGACTTTTTCAAATGCATCCGCTCCGAATAGTTGAGTCCAACCATCTTCAACAAGTTCTTTGGCTTTTTCTGCGATTTTCTCGTCAGAAAGCTTTTCAATTTTCTTCCAGTTCTTTGCTAAGCCTTCACGAAACTTATCAAGTTCCTTCACGCCCTTGTCATTTGCAATGTATTCCAGCTGAAAGTCTCCGAAATCAATAGGAATGATATTGCTTAGTTTCTTAATTACGACCATTGTTTTTCTCCTCTTTTCAAAAATAAAAAGGCGTGATAATTCACGCCTTAGATTATCCTGGTACTACTGTTGATTTCTTAGGTTTACGAGTCCATACGACCTTAAACTTAATACTTTCATTCTCAGACGCTTCACCGTCCCCGATTTCGATACCAGAAAGACGAGCTGGTCCCTCGTATTGAGTTTTTTCAGTTGCGTCAACTTCCTTGTACCAAACCAAGAGCTCGTCACCTACTGCATCTTCTTTTTCTGCCACAAAATTCTGCGCTTTGTCATCTGTATCACGAACGCCCTCGAATGAGCGCCCTCGTGTTTTAGTGATCACTTGTTCTTCAGGTGTTCCGTCGCCAGCAAAATCTGTGAAGTCGTCTGTCTTCTCGTTGTTTTCTGGCGATGATTTCTTAATCCCCTTAGCAATCCAAAGATACTCTGTCGCAGTTGGCGGAGTGTCCGGAGTCGCTTCTTTGTAAGGGCCGATGTAGTGTTTACGTTTTACGTTTTTATTTTTAACCATTATTCATTCCTTTCAATTTCAAGGCTGGCAGTTACGTCCAGCAAGTAAATATAAAAGCCTTGCTCGTCTAAATCATTCAAGTAAGGCTTGTCGACTTTCAGACCTAAGAACTCGTAAGAGCCATTCTTACTTGGCAATTCTAGGTCCATTTTTGATAAGGCAGCGTTAATCTGCCACAATGTATTATTGTTTAATTCCTGATCTCGTGACTTGATAGCAATTTCAAAAGGCAAGCTGACTGTTTGAGTTCCAGCCATGTCCTCGTCTACAACCTCTCCACCAGCTAGAGGGAATACTACTAACCCTTCTTTCTCAGCTAAATAACCGTGTTTAGACGGGATTTTTTCTTGGATGCCCTTGATGTGCTCAAGTAAGACCTCTGCAAAGTCATTATTTTGGTTCATTTCAATCCCATCGCTTTTAATCCGACATCGCCCCACTTCTTAGAGTGTAAGGCAGCGGCTTTTTTATCCCACCTTGGACCTGTTCCAGGTGTTGGTTTTTGGCTCAGCAAATTATCTTTATTTGCAAAGAAGAATCTTCTTTGTTTTTCTGAAAAGAAACCTTTCCGCTTCTTGCCATAGTAAAGCAATCGAGCGTAAGGCGTCGCATAGACAATCGAATCTTGTTGAACATGTCCACTAGAACGTAGGTCTCCTCTTCGTTTTGGGACAAATCGCTCCATGTCCATCAGCATCTGGTTAGCAATAGCTAACTTCCCTTTAGCGAAATTCTCTGGAGATACTTTCTTCTCAACTCCTGAAAGGTCTATCTTCACATTAACGCCACCCATCAAATCACCTCGATTTCATAAGCCAGTAGCTTCTTGGTTAGAGGATGATATTGAGGGATGATGTTCTTGACAACGTAGCTGGCGCCATCCTCTTCAACAACACCTCCCACAAAACTCTTGTCGAGCTTCACAGGGCAGTATTTGTTATAGACAATCACAGTCGAGGAATTGGACTCGCTACGATGATTACCTGAGCCAGAATGAGAAAAGGATCTATCGAACTTGCAAGGAGATAATAAAAGGGGTTCAGAGTAAGCCTCTTTCCCCCAATCGTCCTCACCAACGGGCTTCTTGATAGTCACTGAATCAGTTAGCATTCGTTTATCTATCATAATCAACCCTCGCTGAGCCAAATCCAGCCATTCTGAGCCAGTTTTCAGCGTCTCTTGATAAATTATACCTTTCACCCAAAGAAAGCGAACCTGAGCCATTCTGAGAGCCTGAGCGATAGCTTATAGATGTCCGCCCTACTGACATGCTGGCAATAGACTGCTTGTCCTCTGCCGTCATGATCCCAGAACTATCTAAATAAGCTACTTGATAAGCCGTGGCACGTTTAACTGCCTTCTTGCGAGCTTTGTTGTCATTATCAAAGCTGTTTAGAGAATAGAAATCCCTGATGTAAGCATCGATAGCGAGTTCAGCACGCTTTAAAAGCTTGTCAAAGTCTCCCACTCTTTGAAACGACGGGTTATGGATATGAAATTCACGAGATGAGCGAAATGGCAACAGCACCATTTGGTCAACTAGCCATTTCCAACCAACCAAGTTTCCACATCCCTTATCTCTTCCGCTATAGCAATTATCCTCAATACACCAGTCTCTTAATCAAGACTCTCCGTCAAAAAGCCTTTCGAGCTGGCTGGGATGCTTATCCAGGAGATGAGGATAACGGTAGTCTATCTGCCTGGTATGTCTGGTCTGCCCTTGGGCTTTACCCGACCTGCCCAGGAAAAGCTATTTATGACCTTGGGATTCCACTCTTTGACCACCTTCGTGTCTATCTAACAGAAAAAAACCAGTGGTTGGATATTCGTACACAACAAAATCATGAACACTTCCACTTTGTCCAAGACTGTCAACTGGATGAGAAAGAAGTTCAGAGTGTCCGTTACCGAGATTTGCTAAATGCTCAATCTCTCGACTTTACCCTCAGCTGGTTACCGAAGCATATTTAAACAAATCCCCTTTGTCATGTACAAGGGGATTTTCTGATTAATAGTAAATCTTCCACAAAGTTATCCACAGGCTTTGTGGATAGAAAAAAGTGCAAAATTTTTTATGATTTTTTTCATTTTTGGTATTGACAAGAAGTGGTCCGATCATTAAAATGCGCGCCTATTCTTTGTGATACCAAATTTATTCCTCCTTAGTTCAGTCGGTAGAACGGTGGACTGTTAATCCATATGTCGCAGGTTCGAGTCCCGCAGGAGGAGCCAAA